AAGACGCCGTCTTTGCTATCCAGCTCGGCGATGATGAAATCCACCAAAGACCGCACGGGAGACGCCTTGTCGATGATGCCGGTGATATGCAGCGGCTTGTCCATGCGGCGGCCGATCAGGTGATCGCACTCGGTCATGAAAGCGCGTTCGGGGATGGCGATGTGGGTCATATTCGCCAGGGTGCGCTTGATGCGGGCCTCGACGTTCGGCAGCATGAGTATTCCGCTACCGGCTGGAACGGCATAGCGATAGCCCTGGCTCTCATAGAGTTGTCCGCCCGCCTGAAAAAGCCCGATGAGGTAAAAGCGATGGTCGGCAACCGTCCTGAATTCCTGGCCGCCGACACGGGATTCCGAGATCGAGATGAGGTCCAGCTGCGCGGTGTTCATCGTGCGGAAGTATCCGCGGTCGGTGCTCAACAGCTTGTGCTCGCGGAAAGCGGCGATATACTGGCTGGCCTCGTCGGGGTCTTCCGTCTCGAAATGCCGATAGTTCTGCAACCGGCCCGGCAGCTTTGCCCAGATGTGCGCCATGTTTTGTTGAATAACACGGACCACATCTGGCCCTCATGGCAAAAGCAAGCGCTCTCGACAACACTACAGTTAAGGACGTGCTAACGGCAACACTTAGGGCTACGCTTATCAGGTAATTGCCTAATGTCCTGCGTTGATGGATAGAACGAAAGATTATGGAACTTTTACGCGGTGAGATGTAGCAGAGGTTAAAGGATCGACTTGATCGTTGTCTCGACCGCCGTTTGCAGATCGTCGTCCGAGATCCCGGAGCCTGCTGCCTGTACTTGCGGCTGCATCACGGTCGGCTGCTGCACCTGCCCCGCCGTCATGTCGGGGCTGAGGAAGCACTGCTGCGCCCATTTGTAGCGGGTATTATGGCCCTCCACGGATGGCGCTTCATTGATGACGTAGTTGCCGAATTTGAGACACGCGGTTTTCACGCGGCCCCGAAAAGTCATGTCATTCATGAGTTGCGCCGACTGATCGTAATTCAGCGCCGTGTCTGGCGGCGTTGGGACGATGTCCGCGCGGGTTGAAGGCATCATAAATCAGTTGCTCCTTTCTTAGTACCACTCGGTCCAATTGGAAAGCGCGCCGCTAGAATTCACCTTATAGAAGTTGCCCGGAAGCACCCAGAATACAGCGAGAGCCTGCCCCCCGGCCACGGCGGAAACCGTCAGCACCACGGCGCCCGGAGGGTTTGATGCATCCGTATTGACGGTCATGCCGACTCCCGCCGAAACGCAAACCATCTTTGGCTTGCCGGTCGTGTTCTGGTAGACCGTATTCAGAGCGTAGCCAGGGAAGCTCTGCGTCGTGATCCCGCCCGTCGCGAGCGGCACGCCGTTGACCTGATACTGGCCGGTGATATTGACGCTTCCGGCAATAGTTACGCCGCCTGGAGCGATCTGCATCACCCTCGTGGCGACTGATGCGCTGGTCATCTGGTAAAAATTAAAATATTGGCCTGCCGACGTATATAAGTTGAAGAAATCAACCTCTCCGCCGCTGTTGGTGTAATTCCAACTGATAGCGCCGCCGGTGCCGAGAGCCGCCGGTAAGGTGCCTGAACAATTTAACGCCAAGTAAGCATAGCTGTTGGAGCCGCCGCCTCCGTTCAGATGGAGAATCCCTGACGGGTTGGTCATCCCGATGCCCACGTTGCCGCCTGAAGGTTGCAGCGTCAAAGTTCCATAGGTTGACGGGCTACCGTTGATAACCTGAATCGCTCCGATGTTCACTCCGATGCCTGGGTTCCCGAAACCAAGCCACATTAAATAATTGCTAGAGCTGCCGACGGTGAGTCCCGCCAAACCGGCGACGGAACCGGGATTGGCAGGAGAAATTACCGTCAATGGATATTGAGGGCTGCTGGTCCCGATGCCCACGTTGCCACCCGCCGGATTGAGAGCCAATGGCAGCGCATTGCCGTTCCGCGATTGCAGCCACCAAGTGTAGGGCGAGGCTCCCAGCCAACCGGTGGCTAACTCCGCATTGCCGGGAACATCCACCGACATCATCGCTTCTGTGCCGTGATAGGTAATCGTGGCAGCGCCGGTGTGGGAAGTGGAAGTAAGTTGAAGAAGAGTATATGGGCTGGCCGTTCCGATGCCCACGTTGCCGCTGCTTCCAGGCGGAATAAGCACCACTGGATTGCCCTGAAGATACAATGGTTTGAGAGCGGCTGCTACGTAGTCGTAACTCTGGACATAACCGGTACTGTTGTTCCAATAGAAAAGCAAGCCAGCGCCGGAATTGGTTGGATACGAGCCCAGGCCAGAGACAAAAATAGAGCCGGTGGAATGCACGGTCGCCAAGGGTGAAGCGGTCCCGACGCCCACGTTGCCGCCTGTGGTAATCGTAAGGGGAGCGATATACGAATTGGGGCCAGCGATCTGGCGGTGCGTGACTTGAAACGACACCAGATCGGTGTATGAGCCGACCCACCACTCATAACCGCTATCCGCCGGATAGATAAAATTGCCGCCCGCACTAGTAGATCGAATCTGGCCTGATACGTCGAGCTTATATCCCGGGCTGGTCGTCCCGATGCCCACGTTGCCGCTTGGATCGATCCGCATTCTCTCCGCAATAGTCGTCGATCCTGCTGGCGTTGTGTAGAAACTCATGTACGCGCCCTGCGCCGAGTCAGTCCACGCTTCAGCAGAGTAGAAGTTCATCCCGACTCTCGCGCCCGCGCCATACATCGTCGCGCCTCTACCCTGGCCGGTCACAAAGCCAAGCGCCTGACCGGAAGCTACAGCAGTGGGCGCAGCCGCCGTCCCGCCCGCCGTGCGGAATGTGAGAACGGCACTCGCGCCGTAGCAGTCCAGCATGAGCCGCGTGGCCGTTCCGTCCGCATTCGAGACTAGAGCTACCGTGTCGCTCGTCGGCGGCTGAAGCGCTGCTGCGTTGAGACTCACCGTCAACCGCGCTGGCGGCGTGCTCGTTCCCACGCCTAGCCGTGAGTTAGTCGTGTCCCAATGCAGAAGCGAGCTAGCCGCGAACGCGCCCGCGCCGTTGTTCAATTGCACGTCGCCTGCCGCGCCAGCAGGCGTGCCGCCGCCCCCGCCGCCAGTTGGAGGCACGGCCCACAGGCCGTCGCCGCGCAGAAACGTCGTCGAGTCCTGTGTGCCTGTGCCGAGCCGCGCGGTCGCCAGAACCCCGCTCACGATATCGGAAGCCGCATGGGTGTGAGGCGAGGGCGGGAAAGTCGCGGGCACTCCCGTCAGCACGCTCCAGTTGAGGCTGGTAATCCACGGCGGGTTGGCATACATGCCGCTGGTTCGCACCGCATCGGTGGACGCAAGGTCGGCGCTGGTGAGCACGACCGCGCCCGTGCGGCCAAAGACCGATGTCACCGGAGCAACCACGCTCGATGAAACCCACTTGAGGCCGTTGGTCTGGGTGGAGTCGGCCACCAGCACCGTTCCGTTCGCACCCGCTGGCAGGGCGGCGATGCCGGAAGGCCCCCGCACCACGATGTCGCCGGTGGCAGTGGTGGGATCGGTGATCGTGTTTGCGGCCAGCCACTGCTCGTTGATCCACAGATCGTTGATGGCCGTCGAGACGGTGTTCTCATGGCCTGATGTAATCACATCGCCGGTAGCCACGGTGGGCGGGATCGGCGGCGTCTGAGGCAGGCTACCGGACTTCAGGTCGGGAAAGAACGCATCCGGCCACAGCTGGAAATCGGGCGGAATGCGGAAGCGCCCGGGGATGAATGCCGGGAAGGCATAGTTGAGCGGCTTGGGCAGCGTCGGTTGCATGGCGGGCCTCCTAAGCGCGGGGCGAGGGCATCTGGCTGGCCTGGGCCTTCACCAGTTCCTTCCCATTTTCGGCTACCTGCCAGTTGCCCTGTAGCTTGTGCTGGCGGATGAAAAGCACGAGCGCTCCTTGCCGCTGCGCGTTGAGTGTCTGAATCTGGGAATTGATTTCGGAGAGCATTTGAATGCTGGCCTCATCGAGCGGGTAATTCTCCAGTTCGGGCTGTTTGATGTCGTTCGTTTCGTCGTTCATGGTACGAGTATTCCTCCTGCGAAATTGAGCGTCACGCTGCCGCCGCCCGCGAGGGCGACGGTATAGGTCACGGTGCGGCCGATCTGGCTGGTGACGCGGTAGCCGCCGTCCGACCGGATGTAACCAGCCGATCCGCCGATGGCCAGGATGTAGCCGCCGTTGCCAAGCAGTTCGAGCGAGGCATAGCCGCCGCCCGGGTTGCGGACGAACGAGCCGATCACGGCATCGTTGTAGTAGAGCACGAGGCCGCGGCTGACGAAGCTGGCGGTGTCGGGCTCCTGCTTGTTCTGAATCGCCAGCGACCCGTAAGTGGCGTCGAACTGCTGCGGGCCGGTGAGTATCTGGCCATTGATGTTCAGCGCGGAGTTATTCATCGTCGCGCCGGTCAGGGTGGCATTTGCGAGGTTCGCGCCGGTCATGTCGGCATTGCGGATATGCAGATTGCCCGCCGAGTCGGTGTAGATAGGCGCATTGGAATAGCTGCCGCCGCCCGCGCCGAACACCTGGAACCAGCCGCCGAAAGTGCCGCCTACGCTGCTCAGGCTCCCGATCTGGCCGATCAGCGTGGTTCCGTTGTACACGTTGACGCCGCTGGCCTGGGCCGTGCCGCCGACGCTGAGAGTGCCGCTGTTGATCGTGGTGGCGTTGATGTTGGCGATCTGACTGCCCTGGAACGTGCCGGTGACTTGGCCCGCCGTGATGGTATTGATCTGGTTCGATTGGATCGTTCCCGAAATCTGGCTGGCGTTGATCTTATCGATCTGACCGGCGGAAATCAGGCCGGAAATCTGAGTGGCGGGGATGGAGCCGATCTGAGTGGCGCTGATCGTTCCCTGGATTGCATTCGCATTCACGCTTGCGATCTGGCTGGCCGTCAGTTGACCGACCAGCGTCGAGACGCTGACGCTGCCGATCTGGTTCGATTGAATCGCGCCCGTGATCTGGCCTGCGGTGATCGAGCCGATCTGCGCGGCAACGATCAGGCCGGTGATGCTGGATGCGTTGATGGCCCCGATGAAAAAGAAACTCATCAGGGAACCCTGCGGGTTGTCGTTCATCGTCCACGTCAGGCCGTTGGCGCTCATCTGGTAGAAGTGCCCGTTGGGCTGGTAGTAGAAGAACGAATTGGGCGGGAAATTCTTGTTGGGCATCGCCGGTGGCCACGGGTCGCCGGTCTTGACCATCTGAATCGGCGTGAGCGCCGTGGCATATTTCGAGAGAGTATCGATGATGCCATCGGCCAATTGGGACGAGAGCACCACGCCCTGGATCGAGGTCGCGTTCACGGTGCCGATCTGGCCCGATTGAATGAGGCCCTGAATCGAACTGGCGTTGACGGTAGTGATGTTCGATGAGTCAATCGAACCTACAATCGAACTGGCGTTTACGGTTGCAATCTGGCCTGCCTGCACTTGCCCGATGATGGTCGTGGCATTGACCGAGCCGATCTGGCCCGATGAAATCTGGCCCTGAATGGTGCTGGCATTGATGCTGTTGATGACGCCCGCCGACAGCCCGCCCGATGCGATGCTGGCGTCCGTGACGCTTCCTGGCGGCGGCGGCGAGGGCGGGCCCGGGACCGATGAGCCTTTGTTGGAAGTCTGCCAGAGCGTGCGCTGGTTCAGAAGCCGCAGGATGGTTTCGAGGTCGGGCTGGGCCGCGCCGAACTGCGCGGTGTACATCACCAGCTCGGGGTCCACCCATTGCATGGCGAGGGCGCGGATCGTGTAGTCGCCCTCGATGCCGATGCGTTCCTCTTTGATGTGGACCTGCATTCCGCACTCCAGGCCGTCCGGTCCCCAGATGATAAAGCTGCCCGTCTCGATGGGGTACCCGTAAGTAAGCACCTGACTCTTGGCCTTGAGCGCGGCGTCCCATCCGGTCACGATGCTCGTGTCCACGATGCCCGAGGAATATTCGCCGTACTGCCCTATCGACACCGGATCGGAATAGCTGGCCGAAATCACCACGCCCGATGACTGGTCGGGCCCGCCGCGCACATACATGTGATTGATCGGGTTCGTGAAGTCGTGCTTGTAGCCTTCCACCCGCACCGGGAAAGTACTCACATAGTCCGGCGACGTGGACAGGCCGAACGGCGCGGCGGGCGCGGCCGAGGCCAGCGAGTAGTGCAGGCCTCCGTTGAAGTCCACGCGCCACTGGCCCATCGAAAGCGTAGTGAGTTCGTCCAGCACCTGTCGGCAGGTTTTGGTGAGCCAGTCGAAGGCGTTGATCTGCGGCACCAGATTGGCGATATCCGCCAGTTGAATCTTGGGGCAGAACTTGCCGAGAAGCGCCGTGATGATGCCCTGGTCGCTGTTGGGCAGCGTCAGCGCGAAGCTCGAATCCCAACACACCGCGCGGTCGAGCCATGCGGCCCAGTCGTTCATGTCGCACTGATAGAACAGGCTGAAGCCGGGAGTGTCCGACTGCTGCATGGTGATGGCATAAATCTGGCCGTCGAAGAGCTTCGTCACTCCGTCCCGCCCGTCGAGGATGGCAACCTCGTATAGCTCCTTGATGCCGATGGAATACACATCCGTGTCATAGATTGCGGAGTCATAGCGGGCCATTGCCGCGTTCAGCGCCTGACCCATGATCGAGATGGACGCCGTGGTGATGCGCTTGGTGGAATCGAAGGCGATCCGCGTGGCCGACAGCAGGCAGGAGCCGGTCACATCGCTGCCGTTCAGGATGATCTTGATATTCATCGCTTTTTGCGGCGGGCGCGGAGCACGAAATACCGCTCGATCAGCGGCCAGAGCAGAATCGACAGGAGGCCGATGATGGAAAGCGCGAGTCTCATCCTTTAATCGCCACCATCTGACCCGTTAAGTTGGCCGCGATCTGGTTGCCTAACTGCCGCGCGGCCTCTGCGGTCGTGAGGTTGCCCGCATTGATGGTCACGGTAAGCTGCTGGAACCCGGTCGTAATCGAATCCCGCATGCTGGCCGCAATGTCGCGGATATCTTCCAGCACGCCCTTGATGTCGGGCAGGTACGGCAGCACGCCGTTCTCGATCATGTCCTTCATGTAATCGAGGTCGCCCAGCGCGTTGTTTGACCAGTCCTTGAACAGGTCGCGGAGATTTTCGGTCGCCTTGGTGTTGGAACCCCAGGCCAGTTCCTCATCGATCTTGAAGAGCACGCCCAGGATGCCGCCGTCCGCGCGGTCGCCCACATACATCATCGTGTAACGGGTGTTGTGCTCGATCGATGCAAGCTGCGCTCCCATGTGGATGTTCTGGATATCGCCGATGATGCCGGTGATCGCGCTTACCACGGAGCCGACTGCGCCCACGCCGCTCAGGAGCGAACCTGCCGAGCCTGCTATGCCAGCCGCCGCGCCGCCAGCCCCGCCAGCCGCGCCCACGCCGGGGATGGCCTGCCCGACCTGCCCCATCGTTGCCGACGACGTGGCAAGGCTGCTGCCGCCGCTGAAGAGGTTCGTGACCGTGCTCCCGATCTGCTTGAGCGAGTCGAGCACGCCGCCCAGGCCCTGCCCGCTGAGCAGGTTGGCGATGGTGGTGGAAATGAAGTTTTCTATCGCTTTGGTAACCGGCTCCAGGAACCCCTTGAGCGCGGCCTCGGCGATGCTCTGCCACATCGCCGTCATCACATCGGCGAAACTGCCCTTGCCGGTGACGACGGTCTTGATCAGGTCATCGAACATCGTGCTAACCGCGCTGTGAATGCCGTCGTAGGCCGTCTTCCACTGCGAGGTCGTGATGTCGAGATGGTTTTGGAGATCCTGTTCCTGCGCGGCCAGCTGGTTCTTCTGGGCCTCGGTCACTTCGCCGCCAAGCTGCACCGTCGTCTGCAATTGAATCTGCTGGTTCCTTACCCATGCCTCCTGCAACTGCACCGCGCTGGCCGTGCCGCTGGCCGCGATGTCGTCATACGCCTTCTGGGCCTTGGCCGCGGAGTCCGTCAACTGCTGCGTGACCGTGACGCCCAGGATTTTGTATTCGTCCTCGACGGTCTTGAGCGCAGCCACGCCCAGCTTCGTCCATGCATTCGCGGTCTGGCCTGCGGCCGCAACCTGGATGGCCGCAGAGGCCTCCGCTGAATTACCCACGCCCACGAGCGAGGCCTGCACCTCGGTGGCCGACGTGAGCGTGTTCTGCGCTGCCTGCTGCTGCGTCTGGTCGTTCTTCTGCACGGCGGGCGTGTACTGGTCGTTGTACTGCGTGACCTCCTGGCCCACCAGATCGAACAGCTTCTTTTGCGCGGTCGCTACGTCGGCGCTCGTGGCGAGGCCCGCCTTCTGAAGGTTCTGCACTCTCGCCACGGCATCGGCTGCGTTCTGAATCTGTTGGGTGAGCGATTCAATCGACGTAGCGCCGAGCGTCTTCATCGCGTCATTCAACTGGTCGAGCGGCGGCTTCGTATTCTCCAGCTGCGTCTGAAGGTCCTTCAACTGGTTTTTCAGGTAGTCGGGGATCGGCTGGCCCAGCTGCGTGAACTGCGCGATCAGTTGCTGAAGCAGCCCGATCTGCGCCTTGATGTAAGGCGCGGAGTCCGTGCCGAGCGACTTGCCGATGGCGTCTGAATAGTCGCTCCATTTCTGGATGGCCGCATCCAACTGCTGGTCGGTCTGGACGCCCACGGCGTTCAGCGCCTCGCCGTAGGCCTTCGCCACTGCCGCCGCCTGGGCCTGCTGCGCGTTGGCCAGTACCTGCCGCGCGGCGTCCACGTTGGCCTGCACCGCGAGGCCCGCCTGCATGTCGGCGGTGGTCTGGTCGAGCGCCTTCTGCGAGTTCGCTACCAGACCGTCATAGTACTCCTGCTCCGTGATCGCGCCCTGCTTATAGGCATCCGCCACGGTGGTGTTCATCATGGTGGCGATGGCCTGCTGCTTAGTTACCAGGGCGTCGAATGCGGCCTGCTGCTCGGCCGCGCTCGTCTTGCCGGAAGTCGCAAGCAGCGTGTATGCCGCGCCCGCCTTATCAGCTGCGCCCTCCAGCGCAGGCAGGCCGGTTACGCCGAGCGACTTGTAGGCATCGGCCAGGGCCAGCGTGTCGGTCACAAGCTGACGCGTCGCCGCCGATGCCGTGGCCCAGGCGCTGCCCATGATCTTCTCGGCATTGGTCGCGCTCTCGTTGATGCCGCCGTACATGGCCGCGAAGGCCTGCGCGGTCGCGGGCGCGACGGCATACAGCGCGTCGTAGGTCTTCTTGAGGGCCTCGTTATAGGCAAGCTGCTCGGCGGCAGCTTTCTTGGCGGCGGCGTCGGCCTTGGCCTGTTCCGCTGCGGCGGCTTGTTCCGCTTTCGACTGAGCGAGGTCTGCCGCTTCCTGCTGCTTGCGGGCGTTGATGGTCGCCGTGGTCTGCTGCGCGTTGGCCTTGATTGCCGCCGTGTGGGCATCGACAGCGGCCTTGTTGTCTGCGATGGCCTTCTGGCCACGGCTCCAGGCATCAGTCAGGCTGTTCACCGTGTTCGCCACGGCGGGTATCGACATCGCCCACTTGCCGA